TCCGAAGAAGAGCAAGCTTTCAACGTTTATTGAAACCGACGACGCGGCTGGTACTGGTGACGTTGTAATGACCGTTACATCGAATAAGCGAAATGTCGCGGATTTGAGCGGTATAGATAAGCGTAAGAAATCACGTACCAAACCTGCACCTGAACCTACAGGCGAAAGTATTCTTGCTGAAGAGGCAAAACTTGATTCTTATGGAACTATCGATTATAGTAATACCACTGAATCGGATGTTGTATTAACTGAACAGCAAGAAGAGTTTATCGCGAAGCATAATGTCCCGCGTGAATTCATCGAACGAAACTTACAATTCATGGAGTACTAAATGAAACTAGTAGAAAGGACGCAAATGTTTACTGTTGACGGAGTGCCGGTATTTGTTGCCGGCCTCCCAGCAGAAATTGGGAAACAGTTTGAAATATTCGATGCATTCCGCGAAGAGCTTTCCGCTATTGCTATCAAGTTTGAAATGGCTACGATGGCTACAAATTGGAAGAAGCTTCAACTGGAAGAGACCATTAGGCAATGGAAGCGGCAAGTGGATGCACAGAATGCCGTGCAGCCAACAACCGGCGAGGCAACCAAAGCATAATATGACTCGTTTTGCAGAATTTTTAAAGGATTACCACGATTACGCCAGTTTATTCTCCAAACAGATTTATTCGTCTGACATTTGGAGCGAGCAAACAGGTTGTGAACTTGGAGAGTATTCGGAATACATCGAATGCTGCTATGGAAAGATATACGATTTTTCGACATGGTTCGAGCATGTATCAGGTCAGCCTTACCCAGACCACGCTATATGGGAGAGTTACAAGCTTTACAAACCGGACATTAACTCTGTGTCTCAATAAATAAGAGAACACTGGAGCCACACATGTCCGACACCAAGATAGTAACAATTCAAAAAGCAATCCCTCATCCATTGGAAGATGTTTTCAATATTGAGCCGGGTACGACAATATATGAAAGAGATGAAAGGGTGACCGAATCAACGGTCATCCCTGAAAACTATGACGACAAAGATGACGAGATAGACCAGTCCATTCAAGAAATCTACGACAAAGCATTGTCGAGTTACGATAACATAATGGATCAGGTTGAAGACGCGGAGCCTCGTTTGGTTCCTGTTCTTATGCAGACTGGTGCCCAGCACTTGAAGGTTGCATTGGATGCAGCAAAGATCAAGGCAAGAGTTAAAGAGTCAAAGGATAAGTTGCAAGCCAAGGAAAAGACCAGCGGGCCTAAGACGGTCAACAATAATCTTATAATGAGTCGAGAAGACTTGATGAAGATGTTGGATGGTAATGCTGAAGAGCAAGACAAATAACCAATGGAGTTATCATGACGTTACAAACAAACACAAAGTTAACATCGGAAGAATTCGTAAAAAGATACAAGGCTGCACTAAAGGCCAAACTATCTAGAGAGCAGTTCTCGAAAATCTTGGGAATTCTACCTGATTCATTGGTTAGACGCCGTCTGTCGATTCTTAAAGAATTCGGCATGAACCTACCGCTCCTAGAGCAGAACGTGGCGAAGGGTGTAGACCCGGCCACCATCTCTCAAGAAAAGCTTGAGCGTTATTACACCGCCATCTCTGACATCGAACAGAAAGAAACTGGTAAGATTGAATCCAAGAATATTTCTGGCTTCAAGCGTTATGTCATTACTTCTGCACAGAACGGCACACCAATTCACCAAGGATTCTTCCAGAGTATCGGTGTGTATTGTGAAGAGAATGATGCCAAGCTCGTAGTCATTCCTTACCGTTACAAGAATCCTACTTCTGTATTCGATCAGTCCCACGCTGATTTTTGGGCACCTTCTATTACGCCATTCCTTGTCACTGAGTTAGTTAGACTATCTAACAACTTCGTGTTGATGGCTAATGTCAAAATCCAGCCGACTGCGATTGAACCACTATCAGGCTTCGACGGTTATACCGGTCTTGATTCGGCTATCGTTGGTCACCCGAAAATTCACTTGAAGACTGTCCCAACTCCTGCTCAGGAATTGCCGAAGATATTGACCACAACAGGTTCAATTACAATCCCAAACTATACCGACTCTAAGGCCGGTTGGAAGGGTGAGTTCCATCACAGCCTAGCCGCAGTCATCCTAGAAATAGATGATGACGGTGATTCGCATGTACGCCATATCCACGGTGACGATGCAACCGGTAATTTCTACGATTTAGACAAACACTACACCTCAGACGGAGTGTCTACGTCGGAACGCATCTGTGCATTGATTACAGGCGATACGCACGCTGAGTTCATGGACGACGGTGTTGCTGATGCTACCTATCTCTTGGATTCGTCAATTACAAACATCTTGCGTCCGGAAGTAATCGTTCGCCACGACGTTGAAGACTTCTACGCTAGAAACCACCACCATCGCGGTAATGATTTGATTGCGTTCGGCAAGCACCACTTTGGCCGTAACAACGTTGAAGACTCATTACAGGTCACTGCGGACTTCATAGACATAACTACACACCCAGAGGCAGTCAACATTATCGTCAAGTCTAACCATGACGAAGCTCTAGACCGTTGGTTGCGTGAAGCTGATCCAAAGTCTGACCCGGAAAATGCAATCCTTTATCATTATCTCAAGCTTAATCAGTTGGAGAATGTAAAGATGACCGAAACCGGCTTTAGATCAATCGATCCATTTGAATTCTGGTGCTTGAATCCTAAGAACGGTAAGGGTCTACGCGCGGTATCGCAGACCAAGTTCCTGAAGAGAGACGAAAGTTTCAGCGTTGCTGGTGTTGAACTAGGCTTCCACGGTGATAAAGGCCCGAACGGAGCCAAGGGTAGCATTAAGGCATTCTCTAAGATTGGCCCGAAGACCATCATTGGTCACAGCCATTCTCCGGGGATTTACGAAGGTTGCTATCAGGTTGGTGTGTCCGCGAGACTAGACCTTGAATATACGTCTGGCCCGTCTTCATGGCTACACACTCACTGTCTGGTTTACCCGGATGGTTCAAGAACCCTAATTAATATAATTAATGGTAAGTGGAGAGCAGTATGATTTTTTATGATATTCCTAAAAAGTCGGAACCGGCAATTGAAGAGAAGGAGTCGGTAGTTTCATTACCGGCTCCGGACTTAGATGCCGTGGAAGTTGAAGACGATAGTGAAACAGTAGAGTTGCCCGCTCCTGAAGAAGACGACATTGATGAAGTGGCAGAAGAGGTGGAGCCAGTAGCATTACCGGCACCTAAGCTTACTATTCAAGCCCTGTTTGATAGGCTTAGGCTTCAAAGGGTAGTACCTAAGGTTGATCGTGAACTGTTGGTTGAGAGACTTAAGTCTGAACTCGTTGCTGAACCTGTCGATGCACTTACGGCTACGGCAACGGTATATCGTGATGATATAAATTTGTTTGCATCTGCATTGTTTGCGAACTACGCCCCGGTGACCACCCCAAACTATGGGTTGTTCCCACACCAACATGAAATTCTCGAACAGTTTGCTAATCGTGATAAGGTTGTAGTTGCAGGGCCGCGTCAGATTGGTGTGACAACCACGAACGTTATTTTTGCTCTGTGGTATGCAATGTGTAATCCGAAATCACATGTTGTAATGTTTAGTCCTAATTCTGCTCAATCACAAGAGGCTGCTCGTATTGCTCGCGATTTAGTGGGCAATTTTTCTGGTCTGTTTTTCTCGGTCGATTGTAGGAAAGAAAGCGTTGACTTCGATAACGGTAGTTGGATTAGATTTTGCACTGTTGACTACATACCAAAAGGATTCTCGCTTAACGCAGTAATTTTTGATTTGGCTGGCTTCTCTAAAGATGAATCGTTGTTGCAAGCCTTTGTCGATTCCCTTTCAGCAATGGCATCTGGTGGCGGGAAGATGCTAGTCACTAACACGGGCTATGCTACTAATAAAATGTTCGGTGCTTTCCGTGAACGTGATGATTTTTATCAGATTCAATGTAATTGGTGGGATCGACCGGGTAGAGACTACACGTGGAAACGAAAGATGATTGTCCAGATGGGTAAGGAAAATTTCGAGAAAGACTTTGTAATATATTGATTTCATTGAATATTTTGCCACATAAATAAGACCTTAGAGATAGGGTCTTATTTTTTATGGCAAAACGAAATCCCAGATTAAAGAAAGCAGGAGCAGTTTCCGAGTTCACACCGGAAATGATTGCTGAAGTTCGCCGTTGTCGCGCTGACCCTATTTACTTTGCTAGAAAATACGTAATGATTAAACATGCGAGACGGGGCAAGATCAAGTTCGATCTTTACCCGTATCAGGAAGAAATGCTTCGCATGTACATGGCAAATCAGTACAACATCATTCTGTCTGCCCGACAGACTGGTAAGACTGAAACTACCTGTGCGTATTTGTTATGGTTTGCCATCTTCCACGGTGACAAGACCATCTTGGTCGTATCTAACAAAGGATCAAACGCCAAGGAAATGATTGGTAAGATTCAGTATGCTTATGAAGAATTGCCAGAATGGCTAAAGCCGGGTATCGATGACTCGTCATGGAACAAGCACGAATGTGCATTCGATAACAAATCGCGTATTATCGCCCAAGCGACCTCTTCTGACTCAGGCCGTGGTTTGGCTATTTCATTACTATACTGCGACGAATTCGCGTTCGTAAAGCCGCATATTCAGGCTGAGTTCTGGGACTCTGTATCTCCGACTCTATCTACCGGTGGTTCTTGTATCATTTCCTCAACCCCTAACGGTGACACTAACCTGTTCGCTGAATTGTGGCGTCGTGCGACAATGAAGATTGAAGGTAACGTATTCTTCCCTAAACATGTACCGTGGGATGCTCCACCGGGCCGTGGTGAAGACTTCAAGAAGAAACAGATTGCCATCCTTGGTGAAAGAAAATGGCGTCAGGAGTTTGAGTGTGACTTCCTATCATCTGACGGCGGTTTGATGGACTCCTACGCAATGGATACCATCAAGAAAGAAGTGGAATTGAAAACACCGGCCTTTGAAATCGTTGACGGTACAGAGACTCACACATTCTTCAAGCTCCTTGACCCTCTATCCACTTACATTATTGGTGTAGACCCGGCCACGGGTTCCGGTCTGGACAGTTCCGCAATTCAATTATTCGAGTTCCCTAGCCTTGAACAGGTCTACGAATATCGAAGTAACACGATGGACGCGGTATACGTATACTCCGTGTTGAAGAAACTGATAGCATTCATTAACAATGTCGGCTCTATCGTCTATTTCTCCGTCGAAAACAACGGTGTAGGCCAGTCTATCATCGCATTGTACATGGCAGACGAGAATCCGCCTGAGGGCACATTCGTGTCTGAGGATGGAAAGGGTAAGCTTGGTATTAACACTACGACCAGAAGCAAGATTCGAACCTGTTTAAAGATGAAGAACATGGTAGAATCTCGTGAGTTCAAATTGTCCACCAATGGTCTCGTTAATGAATTGAAGGCATATGTAAGAAAATCCGGTTCATATGTTGCCCAGCACGGTGCGACTGACGACGGCATTTCCGCACTGTTGGTGGTCATTAGAATTCTAGAAGAGATGGCGAATTATGACGCCAGTGCGTATGCCTTGATGTACAAGTTTGACGTTCCAGACCATTGGAAAGACGACGTACACCAGAAGGAAGAGTGGAATTACACAGTACCGGTCTTTGAAAACCCGGTTAACTGATAAATAAGAATATGAAAAAGAACTCACTAACATTATCAATCGAAACGTTGCTGGAAAGATCGACCTCAGGCCAGTTGACCAGCAACACCAATGTCTTCTTCG